AAGAATGACTTATAAATATACTTTAGCCTATATATTATCAATAGTATTAGTTAATATAGGATTTATATATGTACCAATGATACCGATGTTTGGAGAAATGTTTCCACCAATGACACTATTAGTGGGTCTAATATTTATACTTAGAGACTTCGCTCAAAAAGAAATAGGTCATAAAGTACTTGTGGCTATGGGTATAGGAGCTATACTTTCTTATATAATGGCAGACCCTTTTGTAGCTATTGCTTCTGTTGTGGCTTTCTTCATATCAGAAATGGTTGATTGGGCAGTGTACACATATACTAAGAGACCTCTAAGACAAAGAATATTACTATCTTCTGCTATAGGTACTCCTGTTGATAGTATAGTTTTTCTTTCGATACTAGGATTTTTTACCCCTCTAGGTTTTGTTCTTATGGTTATTGGTAAAATGATTGCAGCAGTTATTATATGGTGGAGAATGAACAATGCAGATTAAATATAAATTTAATTTTACTTGTATTTGTCCTAATGATAAAGAAGTAATTACAGGTGATTATTTTGGTAATGATTATCCGATGGCACAAAACTTCTTAGCAGATAATGATGATGCTGTTGGACATCATTTTACAGTTGGATCAGCAGCAGATTTTACAATGAGTGAGGGTGTTGAAAGTGTTACTTTAAATATTCCAGAAGAGTTTCAAATGCCTCCAACACCTGGAATAGAAAAAGACAATCCTAGAAAATATAAAGAAGATGAATCTATCAAAGCTCTTCAGGATTATATCTCCACAACATATGGTGGACACTATACTTCCAAAGAGAACAATGTCCAGACACTTGATCTTATCGAATCGGTTGGCGATGCAGAATCTTTCTGTCGTTCTAATGCAATCAAGTATCTAAGTCGCTATGATAAGAAAGGACAAGCAAAACGTGATATACTAAAAGCACTACACTATACACTCCTACTTTATCACTTCAGTGGGCAACTAAAAGAGACAATTACCCGTGGTTATGAAACTTTCTGATCAAACTTTAAACATCCTTAAAAACTTTGCTGGAATTAATAATTCCATTCTTGTAAAGCAAGGAACACAACTTCGTACAATATCTATTGCTAAAAATATTCTTGCAGAAGCAGCAATTGATGAAGACTTTCCTCGTGATTTTGCAGTTTATGATTTGAATCAGTTCTTGAATGGATTGAGTTTACATCAAGATCCTGATTTGGATTTTACTCCAGAGTCATATATTTCAATTAAGGAGGGTAAGCGTAGAGTAAAATATTTCTATGCTGATCCAGCTGTTATTGTTTCTCCACCTGAGAAAGAAATTACACTTCCATCTGATGATGTGCATTTTCAGTTAGAGAGTAGTGCATTAGAGAAATTACTTAAGGCAGCAGCAGTTTATCAGTTACCTGATTTATCAGCAGTTGGTGAAGCAGGTGTTGTTAAACTTGTTGTACGTGATAAGAAGAACGATACTTCTAATGAGTTTGCTGTTGTAGTTGGTGAGACTGATAAAGAGTTTTCTTTCAATTTCAAGGTAGAGAATATTAAAATTATTCCTGGTGCCTATGATGTAGTTGTTTCACAAAAACTTTTATCTAAGTTTACTAATATAAATTGTGATCTTAAGTATTACATTGCATTAGAACCAGATTCTACATTTGGATAATGATTAGAAACTGGATCAAAGGTATTGTACTAGAAGCAATGAGAGAATGGGTAAAGGAAACTGAGTATCTTACTCAACCTACTGACCCTGAAGGTAGGTATTATTGTAGTAAATCAGACTGTGAAGGAGTTAGGTTTAGTGACAAAAAAACATAGTTACAAGAATCCTTCTAAAGAAAGATTAGATCTTGCTAAAGTAGAAGCAGGTGGAGATGATGAGGGTTTTGGATTTGCTGGTGCTAAAACGATTATAGATGAGCATGGATGGAGACAGAGAGCACCTGTCTCTGATCGTGAATGTATTCGTAAATGTCTATACAATAGTATAGGTCTTTGTGGTGTTGACAAAGAACAGGTAAAAAGATTATATATTAAATTCGGAGGTAAATTAGCAGTATGAGATTAACCCAGAAAATTATTGATGAAATTGCAGTTGCAATGCAACACACCAAAATGAATGGTGAAGTTAATTGGAAAGATGGTGATGAAATTGAGGTATGTTTAGGTGGACATTATGCTGCTGATAAATTCATAGCAATTCATAATAGATCTAAGGAACCTAAGTATAATTCACCACCTCATGAAAGTTTTGATTATGAAAAACAAGAGTGGAAAGGTGGATCCAATTCATTAGGTAGATCAGCAGGTTATCATATTAAAAAGGAAGAATAATGTGGTATGTTATAGGTTGGACAATAGTTACATTGTGGCTATTCTCTAAGTTAGGTGTTTTTAAAAAGAAATGAAGAGAGCATGGAGGATATGGAAGTATGCGTTGGGTAGTTTCTCTGACGAAAAGACTAGACGATACGACAACTACGTTGTTTTGGTACGTTCTTTTATTTTCCTTTCTTATCTCATTACTAACTGTTTTATTATTAGCGGAGTAATCCGTCATTGGAATGATCTATGAGTGATTTTATTTGGGTTGAAAAATATAGACCCCAAACAATTGAAGATTGTATTCTTCCCGACAACATTAAGAAAACATTTAAGGAATTTCTAAATAAAGGAGAAATACCTAATATGCTTCTTGCTGGTCCTCCAGGTATAGGAAAGACTACTGTTGCAAAAGCATTGTGTAATGAACTGGGAGTAGACTTCTATGTCATCAACGGATCCGATGAAGGAAGATTTCTTGATACCGTCAGGAACAACGCAAAAAACTTTGCATCAACTGTATCTCTCGCATCGGAGGCGAAGCACAAGGTCATCATCATTGACGAGGCAGATAACACAGGAAATGATGTACAGTTGCTCCTCAGAGCATTTATCGAAGAGTTTGCAGGGAACTGTCGATTCATTTTCACTTGCAACTACAAGAATAAAATCCTTGAACCACTCCATTCCAGATGTGCGGTGGTTGACTTTTCTATTAGAGGAAAAGAAAAACAACAGATCGCTGCTAATTTCTTCCAAAGACTCAACTTTATCTTGGAGCAAGAAAGGATTGAAGCTGACAAGAAAGTATTAGTAGAATTAGTTAATAAGCATTTTCCAGATTGGAGAAGAGTATTAAATGAGTGTCAGAGATACTCTGTTAGTGGTAAAATAGATAGTGGAATTTTAGCTGCCTTTTCAGATGTTGCCGTCAATGATCTCATTAAAAATCTCAAAGCAAAAAATTTCCCAGAAGTTCGTAAGTGGGTCAACAGTAACATGGATAATGATACTTCTGTCCTATTCCGTAGGATTTATGATAGTCTTTACGAATCCTTGGTTCCGACTACTATACCTGCTGCTGTTCTTGTTATTGCTAAGTATCAATATCAAATGGCATTCGTCGCTGACCAAGAGATAAATATGTTAGCCTGTCTCACCGAAATAATGGTGGAATGTGAATTCAAATGAATACGCAAGAAAAGATTAAACAAGCTGAACAGCGAATTAAAGAGTTACAACTCTTGATTGAACATTGGAAAAAACAAAAATGATTTTTATTAATTTGATACCACATGGTAATCTAACACCTGATCAAGGATTTATTTTTTTCCTTGGTTTGGTTCTTTTTAGTTTAGTGGGATATGGTTTATATCTTACTCTGGGGTCTGGTAAGCAGGATTTAAGAGACCCTATTGACGAACATGCTAAAATGCATGAACTAGGCATTGCACATGGACACGGTGGAAACAAAGGTGCATATGAAATGTCTGGTAAACTTGAACATAAACATGAGGATTAATTATGACTGCTCCAATACCTGAATGGGGAACACTGAGACAAAAACAAAGAAACCAAGTAAAGTCTAAATTTTATTACATCTTTTGGGGTGTAGCAACAGCATCAGTTGTATTAGGACAACTATATGTTGGTTCTGGATATAGAGTATTTGCTACTTCATTAAATAGAATTTTTGATACTATTGAAGTAGAAGTTGGTAGAGATTATGAAAGGTTTTATTAATGAGACCTGAAACTAGAGAAGCAATGGAGATGTTGTTCTGTGCGAAATGGAATGTTCCACAGGCAGCAAAGCATTGTAATCTAACACGTAAGGAAATGATGATTACTTTTAATGAGTATTGTTCCTTACATGGACCAACTTATACTAAATTTGATAACGCAATTCAATTGCATTTAAATTATGAGCAAGAAAGCATTAAAAACTCCACTTAGATATCCTGGTGGTAAGTCTCGTGCTTGTACTAAGAT